TGATTACAAATGGGATAATAACAGTACAACAATGCGACACGGGCTCGCCGGGGGTTGCTTGTATCATGGTTCCTATTGCGGCGGCGCTTCTCTTGCTTTGTTTAGGGGTCTCGGTAATTCGAATCCAGCTGTGGGCGCACGCACACTAACTCGATTATAATATCAACGGAAACATTTATTACAGACTCACCGAGGGTAACTTGAATAATGGTTCCTATTGCAGCAGCACTTATCTTAATTTGTATAATGGTCTCAGTAATTCGAATCCTAATGTGAGCGCACGTTTTATATTGCTAGATATAATATTTTAAAAGATTACGTAAATGTTTTCCTTGCCCCTTGGCAAAAAATAAAGAAGATATATTCAAATAGGGTGTTGGTAAGAGATTGAAGACTTCCTCAGCAATATATAAAAAATTAATTATGAAAAGAATAGGATTTTTACACGAACAGACATACGAAATTGGTAATATCTATCAAGCAGATTTTAATGCGAGAAAAAATAAGCATAGTTACGAAATAGAAAAACACGATAAAAATCAAGAAAAAGAAAATCAATAGCTTTCAGCATTATTAGAATTAATGTTCTATGAAACATCAGAATATCATACATTTAAAATTTTTGAACCAAAAGAAAGATTGATTTTTAAATTGCCGTATTTTCCTGATAGAATAGCACATCATGCTATCATGAATATAATGGAACCAATCTGGACTAAAATTTTTATTCATAATACTTATGCCGCTTTGAAGAATAGAGGTATTCATAAGTTAGCGTCAGATTTCAAAAAATGCTTGAAAGAACATCCAGCTGAAACTAAATATTGTTTGAAAATGGATATAAGAAAATTTTATCCGTCTATTAAACACGATGTGATTAAGGAAATTATTCGTAAGAAAATAAAGGATCCAAAATTATTATCAATTCTTGATGAAATAATTGATTCAACTGACGGAGTACCTATTGGTAATTATCTTTCTCAATATTTTGCAAATTTAACATTAGCATATTTTGATCATTGGCTCAAAGAAGAAGTTAAATGTAAATATTATTTTCGATATGCTGATGATATGGTGATATTATCAGACAGTAAAGAGTTTTTACACAAAGTGTTAATCCTAATTAAATTATATCTTAAACACGTTTTACAATTGCAATTAAAAGACAATTATCAAATTTATCCTGTAGACTCTAGAGGAGTTGATTTTGTCGGATATGTGTTTTATCATAGTCATACGTTATTGAGAAAATCAATAAAATTAAAAATGATGAAATGCGTAAAAGACTACACTGAAAATAAAATCAGTAAAATGAAATTTTACAAAACTATGAGTTCTTACGCAGGATGGATGAAATATTGTGATTCTAAAAATCTTTTAACGAAAATTGAAAAACTTACTGGATTCTCGTTTTCTAACTGGAATGGAACTAAAACAACTTTCAAAGCGGTAGCAAACAAAGTTGTTAGAATTTATAATGTTTCTATATATAGTAAGAAATTTAGAATCAATTTCGTGATGAACGGCAAACCGTATTATATAGAAAGTGCGAGTAACCGCTTATTCATCGCGTTAGCACGAAGACGATTACCAATTAATGCAGTATTATATGCAACCAAGAAAAATAAGAAGTAATCAAAAACCTAGTTCAATTCAAAAACTAGGAAATGGAACCTATTATTATAATTATGGAATTGAAGAAGTTCTTGTAAATGTTCAAGACATGGAAGGTAATCCTTCTGAAGAAACATAGTATGAATTTGTTCAAGCTTTAATAAGTGGTCAACCAAATTATAAAGATTGTGTAAAAGGTATTATTAGACAATTTATCAGTTCGGACGATGAATTTGATTTGATTAATTCGTATAATAGTTACACACAAGGAATTAATGATGATTCTAGTGTTGTCGAAGAATACAAGGATTATCTCAATACACTTAAAGAGATTAAAACGAATATTAAAAAGGATTTCGTATGATATATAGAAATGGTAAGTTGATGTTAACTGTTCAACGATTAATATAGGGAGTTGGACAATAGAGTATCGGAGCTATTTATAAAGGTTCGCAATTAGTTTGGCTTACCGTATATGACGCTATTAGAAGCTGCTTTGGTAGCGGAACATGGCTACAAGATAGATCTTGGATTTCAGATGATACTTGGAAAAATAATTAATTAGCAAAATGAAATTTGATAATTTACCTAATTAGATTTCAGATTTGGATACAGAATGGAACGGACATTCTGGAATGGAAGTAGAAGATTTAATTACTAGACAGTTAGAGAAAGCACAAGGTGGTGAAATTCAACAGATGGAATACGATTTAGAAACAAGTATTCTATCGCTTAAAAAAGCTAACGGAGAAACAGTAACAGCAGAGGTATCAGTAATTCCTCCTACATATTCTTATGGAATCATGTTATACGGAATTGATATAAATGGAACAATTTATACTAGTGCTAATTCCTCTTTATTAATGCAATATAATTCTGATAAAACAGTTAAATTAGGAATTGCATTATACGCTGTATCTACAACTTCCGTTACAGTTGATAGAGTTGGACCATTCAGTGTAAAAATTAATTATGGAACACAATCACTTACTGCAAAAGTAAATAATATTAAATACGCAGATTGTGTAATTGATAGTTCTACTGGTGCTATTTCTAGCGTTACAGTTGATCCTAGTGAATTAGCTTGGATTGATATTAGTAAGTTGTTTAGTAAATCCCAAACTAGTAAGAAAATTACAGCTACTATTGAAGATGTTGAAAACACTTTAGAGTTAGCAATTACTAATGAGGTTATTTCGTTAGCTTATACTGGTAATACTATTCTTACTACAAATTCTGCTTCATTTTCTTTAACTGGAGGTACAATTAGTAATTATTATCTTGAAGGATATAATAACGGAACTAAAAATATTCAAACTACTAAAGGTGTTATGACAATTTCATCTTTAACTGCTGGTTTGAATAGATTAGTTGTTAGAGCTGTTAACTCAAATGATTCTTCAATTTATACTGATTATATCTACATTGATGTTATTTATACAGTAGGTTGTACAGACACTGTTGTTGCAGTAAACGGAGTAAGTTCAGGTATCAGCAATAACTGTATTGCTACTCTTTATAAACTTTCTGTTTATAGTCCCAATTTGGATTCAGTAAATATCTCAACTTATCTTGAAAGTGAAATGCCTGATACTACTGATCCGAATCCAACTGAAATTATGAAATATGAAGTTATTAACGCTTCGTCTTATGATGAAAACAATAGTTATGAAACTTCATATCAAAAATATATTGAAATTAACAGCGATGATTCAGAAAGATACTTGTTAATTAAAGTTGATGGAGTATTCTATAATTTCTATACTGTAGTTAGTAATAAGATTTATTCTAGCACAATGAAAACAATGGCTGTCGAAGCTGTTGATAGAAATTTAATTTATTATTAGGATATTGCTCCTTCTAAGAACTTTGATTAGATTGGAGGTTATCTCAATGATATTTTCATGACTAGTGAATATTACGGAACTGCTGCAAATGTTAATACCAGCTTAGAAAGCTCTGATGGTTGGTTTGAAGATTCAGGCAGAACTTATTTTAAAGTATCGGCACAAGATACTCCAGTATTTACTACTCCTGTTAATTTCAGTTTAACTAATCAATTCACTATTGAATTTGGGTTTAAAACCTATAATATTAGTAACGAAGAAGATCCTGTATTTACTTTCGGTAATTTACAATTACGTCCTACTTAGTTATGTTGGAATACTACCGATGAAACTTTATTTAATGCTCGTAATTCACAATTCCAAGAAGATACAGAAACTCATATTGTTATTACAGTTTAGAAAAACTATAGTATTTCTAAAGGTGATGCTTATTTCCCTGATTTCTTAGAAGGTGCTCAATCTAACTTTGAAAACTATACAGGAACTATTAATTTAATGAGAATTTATATTAATGGTTGTATTGATAGAGAAATTAGTTTACTTGATTCTGAACTTAGTAGTTTAATGAATTCTACGTTACAAATTAATCCTACTAGTGCTGATATTAATTTCTATTTATTTAGAGTTTATAACACTGTAGCATTAACTCACGAACAAGTTATTCAAAATCGTATTTCATTCTTAAAAGATAAAGATGAGAAAATTGAAGTTTATGAGTTTAACGATTTAGTAGGAACTAATGGAGAAATTTCTTTTGATAAAGCTTTCGGAAAAGTAAATACTTTAGTTTATGTTTATCCGAGTGGTGGTAAATTCCCTAATCGTGCTTGGGGCGGTGAAGATGGTTCTTAGAACAACAAAGCTAATAATAGTTTACCTGTAACATTATTTGTTAATTATGCTGACGAAGCTATTAATAAACAATACGGAGGTAGAATTACTAAAGGTTTAGTTAAAGGACAAGGTTCTTCTGCTATGAGATATTTAATTTGGAATGTAGCTTTCCAATTAAATAAATTCAAAAGTACAGTTGGTAAAAGTGAGTTTACTCCTTATTCTCAATTAGATTCTGATACTAATACATTCGTTGAGAATGCTAATGTAACAGAAGGATATTACGTCATGCCTCCTTACGATGGTTAGCAAGAAACTTCCGAAATTAAAGTTACTAAAACAGTTGGTAAAGTTAATTTTGCATCTTCTATGCAATCACATAAAATTGGAGCATGTAAATTATACGACGATGCTTATAAAAGATCGTTAGGTGCATTACCTACAGGTGGTTTGAAAGCAGTTCACGAAGAGCCTTTCTTATATTTCTATTTATATACTGATTTAGATTCAGTAGATAATGTAGAATTAGCTGATATTCTTGAAAATAGCAATATCAAGTTTATGGGATTCCAAACTTGGGGTTCTGCGAAAGGTGATACTGAAACATTTGGATATAACGATAATTCGATGTTGTTATTAGAAGGTGGAGAAAATTCTGATCCTTCTTCCAACTTTAGAGTACCTTGGTAGGCATTACAGAGAATGAACAATGGGGTATTTGAATCAGCTCCTACTCTTACTTATGAAGAATCATTAGCTGCTCCTTGGCAAAATCTTAAAATTGACGATGAGTCTATTTATCATAATGCTCGTGGTTCTTGGGATATTGATTTTGGAGTAAACGATTCTGGTGATGGTATTTTAGATTCTGCCAAAGATTCTTTAACTGTATGGAGAAGTTTCTATGACTTTGTTTATAAATACGATTACAACTTAAAAATTTATAATTCAAGCACTCCTAACAATTGGGATGTAAGATATAAATATGTTGTTACTAGTAGCACTTGTACTTTAAATACAGTTAATCACAAGAGTGGTGATATTTATCGTTACGATGAAGTAAATCAAACTTGGGTAAAAGCTGGATATAGTTACAACGGTGGTTGGGATAGATTAAATATCTACGACTTAGCTGGAACTACAAGTACAATTGGAATTGCTGCTGCTCTTGATGCAATTAAAGAAAAATTCGCAGAAGGTATTAAAGAATTTGCTGAAGTTGATGATGTTGCATTTCATCAAGCTTTTGTGAAGTTCATGTCTGGAACTGATAATAGAGCAAAGAATACTTACTTTTTAGTTATTAATGGTAAGATCTATTTAATTTCAGATGACTTGGATACAGTGCTTAAAACAGATAATAATGGATTACAAAGTAAACCGTATAATTTGTTAGAGCCTTCATTTGATGAAACTACAGCTGATTATTGGGGTGACGCTAATAATATTTTCTTCTATATGTTTGATCAATGTTTTGAATCAAATGTGAAAACTCAATTACAGAATATTATTAGTACAGCTTACAATCAATCAATTGATGTTAACGATACTACCAATTATTTCTATAAGAATTTCTTCGGAGTTCAAGAAGGATTCCCAGCAATTGCATATAATCACACTGCACAGATTTATTATGAAAATGCGCAGTTTATTAAGAACTCTAACGTTTTATCATATTATACAAACAACGAAATTGCTCCTATTGAACAGAGCCATGGATCTTGTTTGGAAGGTGAAAAACAATTTATGAGTGAACGACTTCCGTTCTTGTGTACTTACGCACAAGTTAATTTAGGTTCTCCGATGCCAACTGGTAGTTCTGCTGGTAGTGGACAATCATTAACTTTAAGAATGGAATTTGAGCCTTATCAAGATTTTTATCCTAATTATAAATGGGAAACTACTTATTATTTAGGAGAATTTAATGATTCTGAATTTGATGCTGTTAAGAGATTAACTAAAGCAGGTAATACTTATGTTGGAACAATTTAGCAGAAAACAACAGCGATTAACTAGGGAATTTACAGCACTAATCTATATAAAACCTTAAACATAACAGGTTTAAAAACTAGTTCACTTGATTCTACTGCTAACTTTGAACGATTAACTAAATTATATATTGATAACGACGATTTAAATAATTACGATATTTTTGAATCGGATTATCCTAGTTTAAGCTTAAGTTTATTTAATCCTTCATTACCAGTTCTTAAAGAATTAACTTTAAAGAATTTAACATTACCTGACGAGATTGATTTATCAGGATTTAGTAAATTGCAAAGTGTAGATTTAACTAATACTACAGTTAAAAATGTTATACTTCCGCAATCTAGTAGATTAACTACTTTGATTCTTCCTGAAACAATTGAATCTCTTAAAATCTACGACAATCCTAGTTTACAAAGTATTGATATTCAAGGAATTTCTAATCTTAGAAATATCTATATTGAAGGTAGTAAAGTTGGAAATTTTGATGTAAGTTCATTCTGCGAACAATTAATTAATTGTAATTTAACATCTGTTGTAATGAGAAATGTAAATCTCTACATTACAGAAGATGCTTTAAAGAAATTAATTTACGCAGACAATTGTATTTTAACTGGAGATATTCACATTGTTACTACTGCTGGAGGATCCACTCTCAAAAATATCAGTTTTGAAACTAAGAAGTTATTAGTTAATACATTTGGTGATATTACTAATTCTGCAACCAAAATTTATTATCAAACTTCAGAAATTATAGATTTTAGTTGTGCAACAGAAATTTCAGTATATTATCAAAATGGCGAATCTGGAACAATTACGAGACAAAATCTCTTTGGAATTACAGTATCTAGTGGTAACGATGTAGATATTGTTTCTGCGACTAATCCTTTCAACCCGGAAGTTACTGGGTATTTAAATATTACTTATTCCTCTATTAGTGGAATTAGTAAAGATGTTGCAGAAATTGATACATTAACTGGAGCAATTACTCTTAAAAAAGAATCGACTGCAACAGGTAGTGTAACTGTTAGCATGAAAGTAGCAAATAGTTCTACTCCTATTACTAAAACAGTAAAAGTTAGCTTTGCTTGGAAAGCTCCGAACATTGGAGATTTCGCATATGCAGATGGAACATTTACTAGTTCTTATGATTCTAGTAAAACACTTGTAGGTTTAGTTTACGCTAAAGATACCACAAGTGATACAGCAGGAACAGTTTACATTATTGGTAAAGAATTTGCTTATGATTCTGTATATCTCGGATATACCGATGAAGGACAGCAAGGTAGTTCTAATTCAACTATTGCTTAGTTATATTAGGTATCTTAGTTCTTAAGCAATAATACTATTAATGATTACAATACTATTTCTGGAATTGCTAATCAAACATTAATTGATAGCATTAGTGTAACTACTTACAATGTTTCAACTAGTGCTTCGTTTAGTGGAGATACTGATACATCTGCTTACATTGATCACGTTAATACAAATTTACTTCCTGTATTGTATAACAATTATACAAGTTGTAAAGCTTATATTACTAGAAAATCTAGTACGAATGGATATACTTACAGCATTGATAGTTAGGATAACTTAACTAAACTATTAGAAGTTATTTAGACTATTTATACTAATGCTTCAAGTTCAGACATTATGACTTGTTTGCTATATCCGTATTTCTATTCAATGTACTTATATCAACCTTCTGTAAATTCTGATGAACAATTAAACGATCAGTATTTAAAAGGTAATTGGTATGCTCCATCTGTTGGAGAATTTTCTAGAATTATTTACTATCGTGGTTATAGTGCTAAAGGTGCTAACTTTAATTCAAGTTATATGTGTCGTTCTAATATTGATTCCACATTAACTTCAGGTAGTACAGATTTAAGTATTCCTATTTTCTCATTAGCATTAAAACAAATGGGTAATAAATTTCCATCTAGTGCTTGGACAGAAGTAGTCGGAACTATTGTTTAGGATACTATTGGAAATGCTGGAGTTAATAATATTCCAACAACTGTAAATAACACATAGTCTAACAACTATTCTTATCAGAATGAAGGAACATGGAATAATAATGACATTGTTTACACTGATAAGTGGATTGTTGGTAATGGAACTAGTTCTAATTATTATACATCTTGGAATATTTATTAGAACGCATGGAGATTAACTAAACATAAAGGATTGCCTTTTACTAAATTTAATTATTCTAAGAATGGTTAAGTTCACATATAATAATCAGACATTTTATATAAATGAAACTGATAGTTTACAAAAACTTCTTTCTTATTCCGAGCTGCTAAAACTTCCTTTGGCAGCTTGGAAAGAAATTCTAGAATTGAAAGATGGTATTTGCTTTTTAGATACTTTATTAGTAATATTATAGAGTTTAATTAACTCGTATGATAGTACCACTAAATCGTTCTTACATAATGATAAAAGTAATTGGTTTAGTAAAGAAGAAAGAACAAGTTTGTGGAATTTATTAAAATGTAATTTAGATCAAATTTCTTTAGTTGTTGGAGATGAAACAATCTCTTTAACTAAAGAAGAATTTGAAAAATTTTTAATCAATCTCGAAACTTATTCTTAGCAATGTTTCTTAAATACTAATAAACATTTACAAGCAGTTAAAGATATTAAAACTGTAGATGATGCAATTAATTATGATTTCACATCTGGTTATCCCGATAAAATTGTATTATGATTGAAATAGTTATAGAATAGGAGGAGCCTAAAAAAGAGGTTCCTCCTGTTACTATAGATTTATCTGAATTTAATGCAAAGAAAGAGAAACCTGCTAATCCTGATTCCATATTAAATAAAATTGAAACTGGTTTTGATAATAAGAATCAGGCTTATGTAGAATGTAAGAAACCACAATTAAAAACACATTTATCTAAAGAAAATTATCTTTCAGAGTTCAAAACAGAATCTGAAAAGAATCTGGCTAGAATTAATTTAGGTGTCTATAGTAAGGAAGAAATTAATAAAGCATTAGATAAAATCGTTAAAGAGAATATTACAAAATCTGATGTACAGGAGATGATAAGTGATTTAGATTTTGTTAATTCGACAATGAAATCATCTGTTGATTATCAAATTCCTAACAATTTATTTACATTATGAGTAACACATTAATTAAAAGATTAACTTAGTCTGGAACCGAGTTTGTTCCTATAACATTATCAGAAGCTGTTGTAGTTAATACGTCAAATATTCCAGGATTAACATCGTTAGGAATTACTACATTAGATAAAGTATTAAGATCTACATTAGGAATTGTTGGTGTTAATGCCACAAATATTGAGACATTAAACAAAGCAGTTGATAATATTAATTCAGTTTTAGATAATAAACAAACAAAGTTGACAGCAGGTTCAGGAATTACAATTTCTGATAATGGTGTAATTAGTGCAACAGTAGGTACAGTTGAACTTTATAAAATTGTAACTAGTTTACCTAATCCGTCTGCGTCAGCTGAAAATACTATATACCTTATTCCTTCATCTAACGGAGCAGCAGGTAATGTATTTGCAGAATATATGTGTGTTCTATCAGGAAGCTCATATATTTGGGAACAAATTGGAAGTATCACATCGGATGTTGATTTAAGTGGTTATGTAACAACTGAAACATTTAATTCATTTGTTGCTTCAAGCATTTAGGCAGTAGACGTAACTGATTCTTCTGGTCAATCTGTTTCTGTAGATTACACTATTCCTACTACTCTTTATGACTAATCTATCGAATGACACAAATTAAATAGTTAAAACAGAACAGTCAAATCTTCTTTCCTTAGACTTCAGCAGACGCTGTATTAGTCAAAAAGGATGGTACGATAATACTATTAAGTGAAGCACTTGAATAGAAGATAGAAGATATAGCAACATCATCTGATTTAACTAGACTTAAAACTAACAACGGAACTTTATTATTAAAGCATACAAACGAAATTACTCCTGATTCGTTGTCAGCTAAAATAATTGCTTATGATTCAAATGGTCATATTACAGAATCTAAACCGACCGAGAAACTGTACATTGCTATTGATGGAGAAGAATATAAAGCTTACGATGGAAATAACACAACCGTTTTGGATCTAGGGGATGATTTTGAAGTTTAGAATGATAAGATCCAATTAAAATGGAATAATGTATGAGTTTACTTAATTTTTCAAAGACCTACGCCGAAGCATCAAAATATTTAACATCATCTGATGATTTATATAAATTGATTTTTACTGGCGATGGACATATTATTACTCACGGAGTCGACTATTTAGCTTAGTTTGGCGCAGGTCAAAGAGGTGTCGTTCCTGGATCTACAGGAAGTTCAACGGAAATATTACGCGGAAATGGAACTTGGTCAGTAATTACAACAAGCGATCTTCCTATTTCTTCGTTTGCAAATGCTATTACTAACGGCACAACTTCTACGTCAATTGCATCAATTAAAGATATTATTGATTATGTAGGCAATAATATTGCAGCTAGTGATGCAATGCGATACAAAGGTACCATTTCAATTGCAAGTGGTGCTTACGTAACTGTTACTGAATCTGGTACAGGTGCATTTCCTACATCTTGTAAAATTGGTGATACTTATCGTGTAATTACTGGCGGAACATATGCTGGTAGCGTATGTGAAAATGGTGATTTATTAGTTTGTATTAAAGATGGATCTGGTGATTCATTAAATAGTGCTGACTATTGGACTATTGTGCAGACTAATATTAATGGCACAGTATCACACACAATTAATGGAACTAGTTATTCAGTTTATTCTCCTAACTTAGGTTCAAGTTTTTCAATTTATGCTCCTACATCATTAGGTAGTGCTGGTCAAGTATTATCTACTACAGGTAGTGGTTTAAGTTGGATGAATCAATCTAGTATTACAGCTGGAGATATTACTGATGCTGCTAAACAGAAATTGTTAACTGCTGTTACTCTTGCTAGTGATGGTACATTGTCTATTACAGTTGGCGGAACTACTAGATCCGCTGTACTTTCAGGAAGTATTGTTGCAGGTTCAGTTAAACAAGCGTTAACAGCTGGTGATGGATTAACTCTTTCTACTACATCTTATGATGGTTCTGCAAGTTCAGTAATGGCATTAAAAACTGCAACAAGCACTACTTTAGGTGGTATTAAAGTTGGTGATTATTTAGCTATTGATGATTCTGGTAAGTTGTATGTTGATACTTCTCAGATTCTTAATATAACTGAATATCTTAGTAGTGCTAAATTTGAATTTGCAAATAGTACAAATAATGCTGGGTTTGCTTTAATTTATGGAACTAATCAAACTTCCAGAAAAGTTGCTTCATCTGTTACATTAATAGGAGGTGATCATACAACTGTTAATTATTCTACTAGCACAAGTACAAGTTATCCTAACGGTACATTTACTATTAGTTCTTCTTGGAGAGATGTACAAGTAGGTGGAATTTCAATTGGTGAGAAAGCTGTTAATTTCGTTCCTAGCGGAGATGTTTATTTAAAGACAGATTCCAATGGCGACGATATTCAAGACATTAGTTTTGGATTGAGTTGGTATAATATTAGCACAAAAGAATACGAAACTGCATGAAAATAGCATATAACCCTACTACTAGCGCAGCCTTAACAGCTGCTCCTAGTAATAATGATATAACCTTCGATTTAAGTGGACTATCAATTTACGCACGAGGAATTAAATTTAAGGGTACTGACACAACGTACAGTGTGTTTAAGAAACATACATCCACAAGCGGTGGAGGTTATACAGGGTTAGTGCCAATTCCTTCTTACACTACAACTTCTATTAGATATTTACGCGAAGATGGAAGTTGGGTAGTTCCATATAGCGTCTTTACAGGCGCAACTAGTTCAGCAGCAGGTACTACGGGTTTAGTACCTGCCCCCGCTGCTGGAAAACAAAATTATTTTTTGCGTGGGGATTCCACATGGGCGATTCCCACAACATATAGTGCTGGTAATTATTTAACATTATCAGGAACTACTTTTAATCACAATACAAGTGGTGTTACTGCTGGAACTTATGGACCAACAGCTAACGCTACTTTATCACATTCAGGAACATTTGTTGTTCCAAATTATAAAGTCGATGCTTACGGACATATAACTGCTGGAGGTTATATTACTTATACATTGCCAGCAGATAATAATACTACATATTCTGTAGCAACTAATACTTATTTAGGTTTAATTAAACCTTGGTATAATCACACAGCAGCATCAACTGGTCCAACAGCAGGTAGTGATGCTACAGCGGTTGCAGTTAATGCTATTTCTACTACAGCAGGTAGATATTATGCTTTAGAAATGGATAGTAATGGTCGAGGTTTTGTTAATGTACCTTGGGTAAATACTGTATATACGCACCCAACTCAAAACGCCATTAGTGTTACTAATGCTAATGGTTTAGTAATATCAGGAATTGTAGTTAATACATTAGGTCATGTTACTGGTGTAACAACTAAAACGTTAGCCGCTGCTGATATTCCCAGTTTGAGTTATCTTCCTTTAGCAGGAGGCACGATGACGGGAGCTTTGAATTTCAAGAATGCTACTTGGAATTTAGTTGGCGACGATGTTTATATTGGAGATTGTAATATAGCTGGCGGCTTAGGTTTAAAGGGTGCTAATGGACAAACTAATTTGGTGTTCTACAATTATAGTAACACAAGCTATTATACAAGATTAATTACCCAAAATGTAGCATCTAATCTTGCAGTATATTTACCAACTGCTAGTGGTACTTTAGCTCTTACTAGTGACATACCTACTTCATTAAAGAATCCAAATGCATTAACGATACAAGCAAACGGAACTACATTGGTTACTTACGATGGTAGTTCGGCTCTCACCGCTAATCTTACTTATAGTAATGTCGGCGCAGCTGCTGCTAGTCATACACATGATTATCTCCCGCTTGCTGGAGGTACAATGACTGGTACTATTACATTTGCTAATCTGACAGGAAGTAATGTTAGAAATATACTTTATGGTCTTATAGCAGACAATGATTATTTCCGTTTACAAGTAGGTGGTACCGCTAGTAATTCTGGATATGTAGAATTAGCTACAGCTGATGATGGATCAGAACCTATTTATATAAGGTAGTACACTGGTGTATTTACAGCAGTAAAAAGAACTGCTACAATATTAGATGCTAATGGTAATACTAGTTTTCCAGGAACTGTTACTGCTAGCTCGTTTACTGGATCATTAAGTGGAAATGCGTCAACAGCTACAGCATTAACTACAGATGCGGGTAGTGCTACTTTACCAATTTATTTTAGTGGAGGAAAACCAGTAGCTTGTACAGCTAGTTCCGTATTTGGAGGTTTAGGTAATTCAGGTACAGCTTTAAGTATTACAATAGCTGGATATAATAGAACCTTAACTGTAGCTTACGCTTCATCCGCTGGATCAGCAACAACTGCTCAAAGATTATCTGGAGGTACTCTTGGAACATGGGGTACTCTTACTTCAGCAAATGGTTATTCATTAATCTCTGCTTATGATTATGGAGATAACGGAGCATATACTTGGGCTGGAAAGAGTGGACAAATGTCTATGCAAGTCGATGGATATTTCTATCAAAATGAAGGAGCTTATAAAGTGCTTGATACTAGTATGGTTTCCAATAAGAGCGCCACTTTAACAAGAGGTAGTGCTGTAACTGTAGCAACTGTTGGTGGTACAAATATTAATGTAACTCTTCCCAATGATTTTGTTATTTACTCCAAAGTTACTTTAGCAACAGCTAATGGAACTAACTTAGCTCCTCAAATATTAAATATAGAAGGTGAAACTTTCGATTCTACTTATGGATCATATTGGTCAGTTTTAAATTTAGGATCTTATTCAGGAGGTAACTTTAGAAGTCAGATTGCGCTACCTTATTAGAATAGTATTTCTGACACTGATATGTTCATTAGAACAGCTAACGATTCTACTTGGAGAAATTGGCGTAGAGTATTGCATAGTGGTAACTACAATTCTTATTCTCCTACGTTAACTGGTAGTGGAGCAAGCGGTACTTGGGGAATTTCTATTACTGGTTCTTCTGCATCTTGTACTGGTAACGCAGCTTCGACAACTAGTGTAATAGTTAATTATCATAACACTAATAATACTAAATATCCGTTAGTATGGAGTAATCAAGTAAATACTAGTACAGTTACAGGAAATTAGTTATATAAAAGTTCTAATTTCTATATTAATCCTAGTACAGGTTATTTATACGCTACTGTATTTAGTGGAAATTTAGCAGGAAACGCTTCTACAGCAACTACTTTAGAAACTACTAGAACTATTAACGGAACTAATTTTAATGGTTCAGCTAATATTACTACGGCTAATTGGGGAACTGCTAGAAGTATTTATATTGCTGATAGTGATGGAACAAATACAGGAACTGCTGTTAGTGTTAATGGTAGTGCTAATGCCACTTTAAAACTTCCGTCTACTATTAAAGCAACATTAACTGGTACATCTTCTTCTTCTAATTGGTTAAACACTAATACTTCGTTAACTTATGGTGCTAACGGATTAAATTATTTTAATATTAATGGAACTGCTGGAACTACTGCTAATTCTAATGTTACTCCAACTTCTGCTTGGTATCATATACTTAGAATGAATCACGGAAATAGCGCAGGATATTTTGCTGATATTGCTATTCCTTTAAACGATGTAGGAGGAGTATGGTGGAGACAAGTACGAGGTGGTACTAATTATGGATGGTATAAAATATTAGATACTAATAATTATACTAGTTACTGTGCTACTGCTTCTCACACTCATAGTTATGCTGGCTCATCAAGTGCTGGAGGTTCTGCTAATTCAGCTAATTGTGTTAATAGTTCATTAACTGTTAAATACAATGGAACATAGTTATGGACATTTAACGGTAGTACAGCTTAGACCTTAAATATTAGTGCTGGAACAAATGTTGGAATTACTAAAAATACTAGTGGAGATTTAGTAATTAGTGCAACTGATACTACATATACATTTACTCCGAATAATCCTACTTTAAGTTTCGAAGGAACAAGTTCTATTGGTACGATTGGAGGTAAAACATTTAATGTGACAATGCCTTCTAATCCTAACACTGATTATAAAACTTCTAGTTCAGCATCTACTGGAGCTAAGTTATTTTTAATTGGAGCAACTTCACAAGGAGCAAATACTTCAACTGGTGTAACTACTTACAGTAATGCTTATTGTTATGTTGGAACAGATAACTGTTTATATTCAGGTGGTTCTAAAGTATTAACTTCTTATACTAATACAGTTAACACTGCTGGTAGTTCTGCTACTGATTCTACTATTTATTTAGTAGGAGCAACTTCACAAACTACTTATGCGCAAACATATAGTAATGCTAAATGTTACGCTAGCGGTGGATATTTATATAGTAATAGTACTAAAGTTGATCCTGATGCCTATTTACTTAAAGCAGGTGGAACATTAGTTGGAGGGTTAATTACACAAATTGTAAGACCTTATGCTAATAATACTTATGATTTAGGTACTTCTAGTTATAAATATAAAAATGGTTATTTTAGTGGAACTTTAGTTGCTAATAATTTATAGCTTACTGCTACTTCAGGAACTATATTAAATACAAATGGAGTTGAATGTTTTGCAGCTAATTCAGATTCAACTGTTGTTGGATATGGAACTTCTGTAAAATCGTTATCTACCTACATTGATGGATATAACATATATTTACGTACAGGAACAGCACATACTACACAAATGACAATTAGTTCTGGAGGAGGAGTTTCAATTGCTAAAGATTTAAATGTTAGTAGTTATGCTGGTATTGGAGGAGTGTTATATTTATATAACGGAGTTGATTTTGTTGGAGAACATGCCGAAACTGGAACAGTTAGAACTTCAATTGTTAGAAGTTACACAGGAGACGATTCTGATATTGATCATACTTTAACGTTACCTAACTCCGATGGAACTCTGATTGCAGCTGATGGTTCAGTAGGAACTTTTACAAAAGGAGTTTTCTTCAATGGTAACCAATTAAGCGCAATGACATATTCTCTGAATGCAACTGTTAATTCTGGTTATGTTGATAGACTTGCATATTATAGTTCTGCAACTACTATTAGTTAGTATTCTTCGACAACTGGAGCTGCAAACGTTCCTATTTATTTAAACGCTGGAGTTCCAACAGCAATTATTAACATTGAATGGACATATACAAGTTATGCAACTTCTAGTTCTAGTACGTATAAATATTATAGTTCTAATAAATCTGTAAAATGTTTTACATTTGGTAGAATTACAATATTATATGGATGGGTTTATATTGCAAGTGGTAGTGGTAGTTCAACTTCTTTAGGATATATTTCTAGTAGTGCTCCATATTGTAGTACAACATAGTATTCACATATAGTTCATGTTGGATCTAGTGAAAAGAATCGAGGTGTAATATTACAGTTTAGTGGTAGAACGTTAAGTGTTTATGATATTTATTCACAAGATTCATCAACACCTTATTCGTTCTCATTTATATGGTTTACATAATATTTAACAATTTTTAACTTGTATTTGTTGTAATTTCTATATATTATTGATTTGTAAAAATAGAAGAGTATGATTTTGAACGATGCTTTAATTAGACAAACCGTATTAAGTAAGTTAACACTTAGTCGTGACGGTAAAGAACTTTCTAAAACATTGAAGGTTAAATTAATGAGAATGAGAATTGCGTATAATAAAATTAGAGCGCAATTTGATTCAGATAATAGTGAAATGATTAAGGAACTTGTTCCGACAGAATTATCAGAGTTAAGTCAGAAAACTGATAGAACTCCTGAAGAAGAAACAAGATTTAATGAGCTTAACGATAAAGCAAATTCTGAATATCAAGAGTATCTTGCTCAAAAAGGTAAAGAAGAAGTTGATGTTCCTGATGATAAATTCACAGAAGAAGAGTATGCTGATTTGCTCGATGTAAATTCAACAGACGAAACTTTCGATATTAATGGATACAAGATTACATCCATTGATTTAATGGAAAATCTTTATAATTTATTTGTATGACAATTACTAAAAATTATGAGAGTTACAGTCTTACCAGTGAATTATCAACTGGTGAGACTATTAATGGAACAGTAGAGTATAATGCAGCTGATGAAATTACTATTTCGTTCAATGTTGAGAACGAATTAGATAATTCCACATCAGCTTGGATTAAGATTCTCGGTGACAAATATCAGGTTAATTTCAATAATGTAACTGATATTGCTAAAATGACAGACGCTGTTATTTCTATCGTAGATGAAGTTAAATCTAAATTTGAAAAATAATAATTACTATGGGAAGACGTGGTTGTTCCGCTCCTAAAATCGGCATTAAGTGTGGAGGAAAGGTTAAAAAAGGCGGTAAATAAAAGACTGTATAAAATATTTTTAAGAAGCATAAAATATACTCCTATAATTCTCGCAATAAACGAGATAATATTTACATTCTTGAATTATTACAATGTTCATTGTGAATATTTAAGTTATGTATTTGGAGTATCTTTTATGCTTCTTTTCTTTTTATATCTAATGTCATATATATTTAATTTCTGTAATATTTATAGAGTTCCTTTGTATTATATTACAGCTATTAATTTAATAGGAATTTATGATTCAATATTTAAAATTTCTTTGACAGATCTAAATATGCTAAGATTATATTTAATACTTGCTGGATTATTCATAATATATTATATCTATGCTGAATATAATAAGAAATTAGCTAAAGCAATTAGTTGATGATATTGATTCTGGAAATTCAAATTTAACCGAAGCTGAACAAATGAAAATCATTCAGTTTATTAACACTATGGTTGATAAAGATTAGCGAATGAGTAAACGTCAAGCTTGTGATTATTTAGGAATAAGTAGAGCAACTTTTGATAATCATGTTCATGATGGATTTATTCCAAAAGGACATAAACAAGATGGTTTTAAAGAATTATATTGGTTTAAGTCTGAATTAGACGCAATTAGTAATAAGTGATTGATCGCCAATCTTAAATATTTATGTTATTTAATTATAGCATACGTATTTAAGATTGGCGATTTTATTTTTAGTAACATTCATAATCTATAAAATTTGTAAGTATTATTAAAGTGTTCTAGAACACTAACTTAAAAACTTTTATAATTATGAGTGACACAAAAACTTTTGTTATGCCTGAATCAGGCAATAATAACCTTATGTCAATGATGGCTGCTAATGGAGGTATGTGGAATAATCCTTTCATGTACTTAATCTGGTTAGCAATGTTCCGTCAAGGCGGATTCTTTGGAAATGATAACGGTCAAGATTTATCTAGACAAGTGTAGACTCTCCAAGAATAGATGCAAGATAATTAGAATTCAGATCTTATCATGGCTGGTATTAATGGTAATACTTCTGCAATTCAGCAAGCAGCTGATAGAATGGGATGTAACTTTAATACTCTTAATTCTGCTATTTAGACTGTATCTTCAGGTATTCAGCAATTAGGAGGTCAGCTTGGATTTAGTTCTGAAAGAGTTATTAATGCAGTTAATTCTGGTGACGCTGGAATTATTTCTTAGTTACAGAGTTGTTGCTGCAATACTCAAAAATCTATTATTGAGCAAGGTTATCAAAATCAATTGGCAAATGAACGCTAGACTTTTTAGATTACAGATAGTATCAACGGTGTAGGTAATCAGATTTAGACAGGTTTCTGCAATACTAATTTCAATACACAGTAGCAGACTTGCTCTTTGCAGAATACGATTAAAGATGTTTCTACTACAAATACTAACGCTATCATCGCTAAATTAGATCAGATGCAAACTCAGGCTTTGCTTGATAAAATTTCTACTTTACAAGAAAAGAATAGTGAGCAAGCAGTGATTATCAATAATGCTCAGCAGAGTGCTTTATTTAATCAGATGATTAATTAGGCTGTTATTCCTATTAATGCTTCATTAAGTGGATTAACTACTAATGTTCAGAATATTCAGAGTAAGATGCCTTCAACTACTGTAGTTCCTTATAGTCCTGTTACTGTAATTCCAAATAGTGTTGCAGCTTTATATGGTAACGGATTATATAGTAGCTGGGGTTAAGAAAGGAGGTAATTATGATTAGTCCATTTTATTTAGCTAATCGAATGGGAATTCCTCGCTTAGAAGATGTCGGTGTTACAGTAACTTCTACAAATGTTATCTATAATTTTAGAAATCATCCTTTGTTTTAGACTCCGTTTAACGGATTGATTATTTTTAAATTGTCTGCAATTCCTAGTGGAACTGCAAGTACATTACCAATTACATTTGAATCTACATCAAGACAATAGGAATTAACTAAAATAGGAGGAGTAGCAGCTACTGTTGGTGATATTACTGGAGAGGGAATTTATCTTGCTTTTTATGAATCTAATACTAGCACATTACAGTTATTATGACATTTTAGAATTTAAGAAACAATAATTAGATATACATATTACATAAAGATAATAACGTTACTTTAGAAACAGGCAAGGTAACTAGTGTATCTGTGCCTGTTCCTAAGTATGCTGGTAATATGTATTCAGAATTAGTAATAGATATTTCTGTTGATACAAATGGTTCAACTACCAATTTCTAGAAATTGCCTGCAAATACAGATATTGCAGATTTCGGAAATAATATGGTTATATCTTGCAATAAAGATGCTATTAATTCCGAGATTAATGCAATGAAATAGAAAAGTTAGGATATAATTAATAGTGTAAATCAACATGAATAGATTATTAAAGATTGTGATTTAATTCTAGAATAGCTAAATCCAGAAATAGCTGAAAAGTAGCGTTAGGAATAGGATAATAAAGCATTAAGAGAAGAGATTAATTCTTTAAAAGAAATGTTCAAAGAATTTATAATTAAGCATTATGACAACGATAGTAGAAGTTCAGGAAAGTAAATTAGAATGTCTTAAAGAATACGTAGAGAAAGTAATTAAATACGGAGAAAAAGTTTTACACTGTATTAAAGAACTTGAAGAAGACGAGGAATCTGAGCATAGACATTCTAGATATTATTAATATATGATACCATTAGATATTTATGATGAATATCCAAAAGCTATGAAGAAATATCTTTAGAACTATGGATGGCATTTTACTAAAGATTTATGTAATTATGCAGTTTCTTTAATGCGTAAAAATGAGAAGAAACTTGACCAGTTAAGTAAGGATTTTGTTGATAAAGCATTATTAAATAATGATATTGTTTTAAATAACAATGTTGGATATGATTACATATTCGTAGCTAATATGTGTAAAGCAGATTATTACGGAAGTAGTATAACAGACGAAAAACATTTTGCTTTATATATCAAAGATACAATAGATGATGAAGACGCTGGAGATGGAACAACCATGAGAAGATGGTATGCAACAATGATTGCAAACGGTGTCATGATAGATTGGGAGGAATTTATTTAAATAATAGGAGAATTTTCTGTTTAAGAGAGTTCTCCTATTTTTATTTTGGAATAATACTTTCTATGACTACTATTACAAAGTAAATAATAAATGTATGAAATACTTTACTTTAAGCGAATTAATTAAAAGTAATACAGCTATAAAAAACAAAATTGATAATACTCCTGATGAAAATCAAAAGTAGAATCTAATTGCGTTAGTTGAAAATATCTTAGATCCGCTTCGTGAAGCGTATGGAAAACCCATCATAGTAACTAGTGGATTCAGATGTACTAAACTTAATAAACTTGTTGGAGGTGTTTCAACTAGTCAACATCAAACAGGTGAAGCAGCTGATATTCGAACAAAAGAAGATACTGTAGCAGCTAATAAAGAATTATTTTAGCTAATCTAGAAATTAGATTTACCTTTTGACTAGTTAATTAATGAACATAATTTCGATTGGGTACACGTTAGTTATTCCGATAGAAATAGAAAATAGGTATTAAAAGTATAATGGGTAACTTTTAGTTGAACGGAAAAGTTTACGAATCAGTAGGCTCTTCCTCTTCTAATTTATGTATAGAAACCAAAGGTGATATAAAAATAAAGTTCGGAAATAAGTTTATTGATTTAATTAAAAATGGTAAAGTTAATACCGAATCTAAAAGTATTCTTCAATCAATTGATAATGCTGACAATATAAGTTCAAATGGAATCTATATTACTTCTGATGAACAAGTTTGGTTTTATCTCGATGGAACTAAGATAAATATTACTGGACAATCTTACATTTCTTATTTAACTGATCAAACATTATCAGCTGATGAGAAAACTAAAGCATTAACTAATATAGGTTTTTATTATAATACATTAGAAGATGCACAAGGAAACATTACAGCTGGCGTAATATATGTTTAGGATTAGAATAAACTATATATTGCTAATAACGGAGTATTAAGTGAATATACTACTACGTTAACACAAGAAACATCAACAGATTTTGAAATTGACAATTTAAAAATATATAATTCAGACAAAACTAGTATGTTTGAAGCTAGCTATGGATATTTATTTACAATAGGAAATGATACATATTTAACTATTGGAGATAAAATAATTAGCTTAAATAAAGACTTAGTTATGTCTGTAAATAACTATATCCAAACTGAAGGCGCAACTAGTTCATATGGCTATCGTTTATATATGAAAGGATCACAATCTGTATTAGAGGTTGATTCTTTAGTTTGGAGAAATATTGCTTCTGAACTACAATTAGATATTACAACTGATAATGATAGATTTATTAGTTGTAAACGTAGTAATGTAGTATTATCAGTTGATGATGATGAATTAACACTAAAATATAAGAATAATTTTGTTATTAATGATCAAATATATTTATTTGGCTCATTAATTCCCGATGTAACTATCTCTGATAGAACCATTTCATTAGAATATTCAGTAGATTATGATATTAAATTAAAACTTGAACATTCTAATAGCACTGAAACAATAACATTAACAGCAGGTCAAACTTCTTATGAATCCGATTTAGAAATCATTGGATATACTGTGATTTCTGGAGAAATAGCTCCTTATGGAGGTTATAATATTAAAACATTATTATCTTTTAAAATTACTAGTTCTTCAGACCAGCAAATAACTATTGACGCTGATTCTAAATATTTAAATCATTTTAAAGACAGTGATATTTATTCATCTTCAGAACCATATATTATGATTAATGAAGGTGAATTAACTTTGGTTGCTGATGAAGTAATCATTGAAGAAGAAACGGAAGAAACCGATGAAGTTTCTGAAATAGTAGAAGAAGAAAATCAAATTGTTAATAAAATTAACAATGTTAAAATTGGAGATATTTCTGAATTAGAAGAACAAAATTATTAGGAAAACTCTTTAGGAATATTTACCAATAATTTAATTGGACTTAACAACAAACTATATAAAACTGAATTTAATGGGAATTATCCGATATACGGAGAGAAATTATTAATTCCAGAAGAATCTTTAGATTCTGAAGATTATAATAGTATAGTTCCTACAATTCAGTGGATAAAGAAATTAATTGAATTATCAATGCCAGTCGGAACAATTGTAATGTTTAACGGTACTGACATTCCTGATGGGTGGGCAATATGTGATGGAACTAATGGAACTCCTGATTTAATAGGAAAATTTATTAAAGCATCTACAACTATAGGTGACAACGAAACGGATTTAAATGAAAACAATGAATTAGTTCTCACAAAAGAAAATTTGCCTGACCATGATCACGTTCACAAACACAAAATAAACGGCATAACTTCTTCAGAAGGCGGAATAATATATAGAGATTCGTTTGAAACTACAACGTATAAAGTTTCGGCTGGCGAAGATATTTCTTTAACAACGAGTAATTCTAATGGACAAATGGGCACAATTACTGATCATACTCACGATATAGATTTAACTAGTGGTGAGAATATTGATAATACGACAGTATTTGAAAATAAACCGATTAAGATTGAGCCTAGATCCTATTCTTTAATATTTATAATGAAAATGAGCAATGAACGAAGAATTTGACAATCTATTTGATGATGAGGAGGAAGACATTTTAGGTGATTCTTCTTCCCAAACTTCTGTTGAACAACCAGAAGACGATGATTTAACAGCAGATGTGTTAAGATCCAAAGGTATTTCTGATCCGAATAAAATTCAATTCGAAGAAGAAGATGGAACTATGACTTCTCGTGCTTGGGATGAGCTTACTCGTGCTGAGCAATTAGCTATTTTAACTAATCCTGAGGAGCAACAGTTTAATGATACAGATAATATGTATCAAGATGAATTGGATCTTATTAATAATATTAGACGTAGTGGATTATCTGTTAATGATTACATTCAATCATTAATGCCTGTTGATACAGAGAATAGAAACTACGAAGTCGATAAGCTTTCAGATGATGAACTATATGCTCTTGACTTACTTGAGAAAGTAGGCGAAGAAAATATTACAGATGATGAACTTAACGCAGCTATTGATAGTGCAAAGCAGAACGCAGAGCTTTATCAGAAAACAGTTGACGGATTGCGTGAATCATACAAACAATTACAATTAGATCGTGAAGCGCAAATCGCTAACGACCAAGCTACGCAACAGCAAGCACAGTATAATCAATTCGCTGCTTCTATTAATAATGAGATACGAGGTCTTAATACATTCGCAGGTCAAGAATTACAGCTTTCTCCTGATGATCAGGAAGAATTAGCATCATTCATGCTAAGACTTGATGAACAAGGCATGAGTGGTTTAGGTCACGCGTTAAATGATCCCAGAATTCTTACTAAAGTAGGTTTTTGGCTTTTGAATGAAAATGAGATTACTGGAGAACTCACTAAATAGATACAAGATAGTTATACAAGAGGCTATAACGCTGCTAAAAATGAAGGTCGGTCTTAGTTTGTGTTTAGACCTCAAAATAAAACTCAATCGGAATCAAACTTTGATGACGATGATTGGTAATTTTTAATAAAAGATTTTTTATGTTAGTAGCAAACTTTGTAACAAATCGCCCGCAAATGGGCACAACTAGAACTTATGAAGATTTCAGTAAGTTCCTTGGTGAGAGACCTCATCGTTTAGGTGTAGTTTCTCGTATGTATCCGGAATTGACCGCTACATTCTTAACCGAGGCTATTCGAAATGTATATTATGGTGATAGTAAAAAAGCTAGTGGTTTCCAGTCAATTGATTCCACTTATTTCGAATGGAATGTAGAAGTAAATCAAATTAAACGTATTCCGTTTGCAGCAGTTCCCGTAGAGGATGGCGCAGATGGTAGTGAAATTGAAATGCTTTTCCCCGAAAATTACTATCAGTTACACGAAATCTTCAAAATTGAAAAAACTGGTCAGCAATGTTTTGTAGTCTCTCGACCTGTAAGAAAAGCTGATAATTTGTGGTCTATTATGGTACGCTTGCTTGATAGCGATTATTCAACTATTTTGGATAAAGATGGTTGTCAGGTAGGTGACTTGACTAGATACATTGGTAACGCTAAACCTGAGTTGCACGACTGCGGTTTCGTTAAATATCAGTCTAATGTTGAGAAAATGCGCAACTATATGTCAACCATTCGTGTTGATGATACATATAGTGCTAAATATGCATTGATGGAAGATACGTTCATTAAAATCGGTCAGGGTAAAGATCTTGGTTGTATGACTGAGAAGATTTACAAACTTGATCCGATGAAGAAAAACTTGATGGACAACTTCTTGTATGCACGTGAAAACATGATGTTGTTGGCTAAAGGTACTGTAGGCCCCGATGGTAAATCCACTTTATCGGATAAAGCTACCGGTCGTCCTATTACAATTGGTGACGGTATGATTCCGCAGATTGAGCGTTTCTGCAATAAATATTCTGCAAACCATATTACAATTGGTACCTTCTAGACTATCATTGCTTCAATGGTAGAAAAAGCAGAGAAACCTACAGGTAATCACTTCTGCTTCATTATTAATGAACTTGCATGGGCAATCGTTCAGAGAGTTCTTGGTGATTATCTCGCTAACCGTAAGACCGATGGTGCTTACTTGTGGTCTAAAGGTGGCGAAGGCAAATATATCAAAGTCGGTGCAACATTCGACGCATACGAGTGGGGTGGTAATACAGTTTCATTTAAAGTTGATAGAACTTTGAGTCGTGAATACCCTGAACCCTTCTTCTTGTGTATTGATTTGACTACTGGATCTACATCAACTCAACCCCCTGTGCAGATGTTCTCTCTCAAAGGTCAGGATCTTATTTTCAACGAGGTTCTCGGCGTTGGTGGACGTGACGGTAAATCAGGCGGTGTTGTTTCTTCACCTGTTGCAGGTGGTATGATGACTGCATGGGGTTATGCCGGTATTGCAGTATTTAATCCTTATCGCTCATTTATTTTGAGAGGTAAACGCGAGATTATTTGATAATAACTAGATAAGGTGGGGAACGAAATGCTTCCCCACTTATTTTATATAATAATGAATATGAATCTATGGCAAAAAAGACTAACGAAGTTCAAAATGGTGATTTAAAATCAAATATCATTGTTTTGAGATGTGTTTATGGTAAAGGAACTAATCAGAAATATTACATTCAACCTACGAAAAATGAATTAGGACGTTATCCTAGTTGTGTAAAACGTGTCGATGCACACGGAGATATTGTTTTGACACCTGAAGAATTACAGCAAGAAGCAGCAGGTACAGCATACTTTGTTAAAGAAAATCAAACATTCGTAATCACAGATGGTAAAACATTTGATTTAACTGATGTTAAAGATGCAGCTGAATGGGAAGCAATTAAACATTGTGAATTTATTGCACCTGACCGTTATGCAAAAGATTCAAAAGGTAATTATTTGATTGACGGAACAGTAGATCCTAAATCAACTAAACCTAGATATGGTGTTGCAGAATTATACGTTGATCGACCTGGATACGATTCTCAGCGTAGAGTTTCTAGACGTAAACTTATTGTCGACGCTTCTAATTATATCTTGAATGACGAAAGAGGTTATGATGGACGTTTGGCAGTAGCACGTGTATTAGGTAGAAATATGAAAAATCAACCTAATGCAGATATTGAAGATTATTTACTTTCTATTGCAGAAAAAACTCCTGAGAAAATTATTGATTGCTACACTGGTGGTGATTTAAAATTGCGTATCTTCTTTATTGAAGCACGTGAAAGAGGTGTTATTGTTAAAAAGAATGGTGTCTACATTTATGGTGATAACACAATTCTCGGAGCTACTGACACAGCAGTAATTGAATGGATGAAGAGTCCTAAAAATTCTAAGACGTTGGCACTTATTCGCCAAGATACATATCCTGACATGTTTGCTAACGAAGAAACAAACGAAAAATAATATTAAATGACGGCTCGATAGATTTTCGAAGCAACATTAATTGAGTTAAATAAAGTACAAGCTCCTACGTTAAAATTGTACGAGTTTAATTACTTGTTTAACAAAGCAATCAATCAGTATATTAATAAAGTATATAATGTCTACGACATTAATCAGCAGACTACTGACGATTTAAGAGTTTTAAAATCTACATGTTTTTTAACTCCGAATAAAATCAATACTTCTAATGCTGCTATTCAGAACACTTCTGCTATTACTGGTAATCCTAATCAGCCTAACGGAGGTTATAATGGACAGGCTTCATCTTATTTAAGTAACTCACATAAGTCGATTCAATCACTTCATGGTGCTACTTATGAGGTGTATATGCCGATTGATTACTTACATATGCTTAATTGTGTATGTATCTATTATGTTGCAAAAACAAAAGATTGCTGGGATGCAGGTTCCTATATTGAAATTCCAGCAACACGTTTGACTGCCGATTCTTGGAGTCAAATTGTTACGGACATTTATAATCGTCCTTCTCCGATGAAGCCTTATTATTATATTCATAATATTAATCAGTCACAGACAATTCCTACTAATCCCAGAAAATCCACAACAACTGGTACAGGACTAGAGGAAATTGGTACTGATATGAATGGTACATATAAAGTAACTAAGGTTGATGGTGGCGAAGGTGTTTCTGATGTAAACACGAATGAATCTGATTCTACTGTATAGAATTCTAACTTTTAGAGAACGTTTAAATTAAACGATGATACGTAGGTTTCATTAGTAGAAAAGCCTATTGCTCTAAGAGCTGGTAATACTAGCAATGTAAGGTGCGAAATCCGCTATGGTAAAGACGATTCCTTATTTTAGTTAGTAGAAGTACAGATTGACTATGTTAAATGTCCGCAGAACATAAGACTTACTTAGGAACAAATTGATTTGACTGAAGATACTTCACAAATTATGGAATTTCCTGACTATGTTAATCAAGAGATCATTAATGAGTTGGTAAGCTTAGTTATGGCTCGTTCAGGCGATCCTAGACTTGGCACTAATATTTAGATTAATTAGTCTATTGCGAGACCAACTGCGCAATAGCAAGCACAACCCGCTGCAACAGCAGCACAATAATTTAATTAATATATGTCTACAGGATTAAATTTTCAGACTCAGACTATTATCAATAGTAATATTGATATTGACTCTACCAAAAAGAACGAGAATGGTAGCGATAACACCTACTTGTTCAAAATCCTTAAAGCTAAAGTTGATGGAGTTGAGAAAGATGTATTTCGCGTTAAACGTGATTTTACATTCACTAAAGACAATGTAGTGTCTATTAAGAAAAGAGAAGGATATGATGCACAGCCTTGCAAGGCATACATCGACTTCTCAAAAGTTGAGGGATTAATTCCCGAAAAAGGAAAGACTTATGCTCGTCTTTCTATTTATATCAAAATTGAAGGTGCTGAGCCTTTCATTTACGCAACTCCTTGGGTTCAGAAAGGTATGCCTTTCTGGATTGAATTTACTGTTAAAGCAGATTCTACTCCCGAAAAGATTGCAAGTGGTTTGGCTAAAGAATTGAAGAAAAGTGGTACTTTCCTTCACGACAAAGAACTTTTGGATGTTGAAGCAGACGGTACTAAATTGATTCTCACTGGTACTGGCGAATATCAGCGTTTTGCTAAAATTGGTATCGAGGTATTTGATGAAACTGCTGAATATGCAGATTTAGTTGCATATCTTGATCCGACCGATGAAGATATTGAAGATGTTGTGTTAGTAAACAGAGGTTACAATTCTTTTGGTACTTATTCACAGCTTGTTAAAGATCTTCGCTTGCCGACCGCTGAGCATACTAATTGGACTCACATTCTTACCGCAGAAACTCCGATTATTGGAGCTATCTACGATCAGTATATTATCGAGCAGTGTTCTCCTGCAACTAACGATGGTTTGCAGGCTGTTGGTCAGAGATTGACTAGCTATACTACTCACGTATTCTGGGTTAAACACGATGAGGATTTAATTAAAGCATGGGAAGAAGCTCTTGGTACCATTGGTGACATTGTACTTTCAGCTGAAAAACCGTCTGATGAAGAAGTAGCTAGCGAAGCAACTTCTGAAGATGATGAATTAAATGCGTAATAAATTAATAGCAGGGTGAAATTCCCTGCTATTTTTTAGTTTTTTCATGGAATAGTAGCTTTTAGAATGGATTTTAGCCATTATTGGAAGTGGAGGACTCGGAGCAACAATAACTTATATTTTTACATTTAAAAGTAAAAACAGAAAAATTGCAGCAGAGGCAGAGAACTCGGAAGTCGAGGTTTAGCAAAAGATAACGGATTTACGATAGGATTAGTATGATTATTTGTAGAAAACTTGTGATAAATATATAAAAGATTATCACGAGTTGGAAGCAGAATTCCGTAAACAAATTTCACAGGTAAGAGAACAAGTTGAAAGTATAATGTTAGAGAAATCCAAAGCTATTTCTGCAAAGTGTAACGAAATTGCAGAACTAAAATCAAAAGTTGCATATTTAAACGGTATAAAGTGTTACAATTTTACTTGTGAACACAGAATCAAAAACAATCCAAACGATTTATAATGTATATTGAGAAGTTAGCATCGTAGATTAGAAATGATGTAGTCTCTGGTTTAAGAGGTTATCACCAGAACTTATCTATGAATATGGAATAGTTACAAGATGAAATTGTTGCTTGTAGACTATAGATAATTAACGAATACTTTTTAAAAGGCATTTATCCGATAAAAGATTTGTTAATTGCCATAAACTGTATAGATGTAGATTGTGAATCATTAGAGCGATGTAAATGTGGAAAACATAATGACAATGATACAGTGGTAGCCCACTTCCAAATTCCACAGGTTATTTCATAGTTTGGTAAACAATCTATTGAATATATAGGCTCAACTGATAGACGCAATTAGTTTTAGGTTGTTAGTTCGCTAACTGAATTACAAACTCGTAAAT